CGCTGATCTCGACTACCTTCAGCCCGCCCTCGTCCTTCTCCAGGATCTTCGCCTTCAGGTTGTCATCCGCCGCCTTCGCCACGCCGATCAGGATCTGCGACGAGGTGGCAATGCGGGTCGCCAAGAACGACATCGCCCAGTTGATGAACCGAAGCTCACCGATGCCGGGCCGGATCAACGACAGCGGCCAGGAGTAGCCGGGCTTGCCGTGCCACGCGAGCAACGTGAACGGCCAGCCCTGCGGCTCCGCCCAGAACGGGATCGGCCACTGAGCGTTCATGAACAGCTGCGGCGGCACACCCGTCTCGTCCACCTCTTCGCCCAAGAGGGCAGGGGGGATGTTAAGCGGGAAGTCCACGCCGTCCGACACGACGATATAGCAATTCGAGCCCAGCGCGTCGAACTTCCCTTGGAGTTCCGGATTGCTGTCCTTCAGCCGGTCGCCAAACCCGGTCTTACTGTAAATCTCCCAGTAGACGATGAGGTCGTTCGTCTTGCCGGCCTTCTTCTGATGTTCGTATCCGCGCTCTTCCGCCGTCGCGCGAGTCTGGTAGCTCTCCAGATTCCCACGCATGTCCTGGCGGCTGATGCCAAACTTCGCTGCCACTTCATCGATGGGCTGCATGCGGCGGCGAGCCACCCAGCGGATGTCATCGAACTCGTCGGCGTCGGGATCCCACACCAGGTTGTCGATGGTGTCATAGAAGGAGCCGGCCATCTTCACGGACGATCCCGGCGGTGAATACAGTTCGTGCCACCACACCCCCGCCCCCTTGATGAACGCCTCCTCCACCACCTTGCGAGACTGCCGCTTCAGGTCGAGTTCGTTGGGCGTGTAGTTCAAGTAGTCTTCGAGCAGCTTGCTGATGACACTGCGGCGATCCTGCATCGCCTGCTGCTGCGAGACAGCCTGCTGGTAGGCCATCACGTTGGGGTCGGGCATCATCACCATGTTGCCATCCGGCCCCACGACGGGCTGGCCGTCTGGCCCCATCTGCGGCACCGGAGGCTGCGGGACGATGCCCAACAGCGCCGGGCTGATGACGGGGTACTGCTTCGCCGTCACCGCCCGGGATGGGTTGCGGTGGTGGATCACCGCGGTGAAGAGGCGAACGGCCTCCCACACGCGGTTCACGCTCATACGAAACGCTGGGGGGTTAAGACCGCCCTTGTTGTAGCCCCGCTCCCCCCGCGCGTACTTGTCCTTCCACATGAAGTCAGGATCGCCAGCAAAAAACTGCATCGCCTCGTCGGCATCAGCCTGGAACGGCGCCTTGTGCTTCTTCGCTTGCGCGATGCACTGGAGCCAACGCTGAACGATGGGGGCGAGCGGGTTTGAGCTTGGCATGGGCACTCCTACCTATCAGTGCCTCTGTTGGCCCTTTTGGCCTCCCAACTCCGCCACTCGCCGCTCCAAAACGCTCAGTTTCTCGCTGAGAATGGCGAATCGGTCGGTCTTGAAATCCCAGCAGCCGTATTCCTTCCAGGCCGGGTATTCAGCCATCCCGGGGTCGCTCGAATGGTGGACGCTGGTCTTCTCCACGCCGCCCACGCCCGGGGCAAACGCCCACAGCGTCAGCGTCCGCGAGGACACGCCGATCACCAGCGCCACGTTGGCAGCCGCGCCTTCGTGGGGATAGAAGAGAACCAGGTCGCCCAACGCAGCGGTCGGCATCTGATACGCAGTCACGTTCGCACTCCCATGGGGCCAAGGATGATGCAAGGGTCATCAGACCCCTGACGTTGCTTTCGCTCAGCCAACCACTTCACCCACCAAGGATCCGGCCCGTAGGTCTTGGGGGGAGTGTGGTAGCGGGGTTCGTATGCACAGAGGTACTCCAGGCACTGCACGGCATGCACTTCGCCGCGGGTCTGCGGCTCGTCCGTGACATACACCTGGCCGTTGACGTTCGTCGTTTTCTTGCGGTAGCGCTTGAGTTCGCGCAACAGGTTCGGACATGCCGATTCCAACACTTTCAGCTTAACAGAACCGTCGCCCTGGATGTGCAACATTCTGCGCACCATCGATGTGCGCGCGGGGATGTCATCCGATCCTGGCATGAACCCGTGGCCCGAAACCTGAGAGCGTACACCGCGCCGCTTCAGCTCCTCGGAATACAGTTCGTGCGGGAGGCGACCGGAACCTAGATCACGGAGCATGCCGCCGTGCATGTCCATGATGAAGTTGTAGAAGTTCTGCCCGCCGACCTTAGACGCGAACTGCTCCCCGAAGATCAGGCTGTTGCATTGGCGGATGTACAACTCATCGTAGATCAGCAAGAAACGATTGTCGGGCGGCACGGCGCCGAAGATCGCGCACATCACGGTGTGGCCTGGGTCAATCGCAACGAACCGCGTCCACTCATGCGGCACGTTCCCATCCGGCAGTGACATGCGCGGGTGGACATGAACAGCGTGGTTGAACGTCGGGTACATCAGCGTGGATTCGGTGGTGAACTCACCTTCCGCCCGCATGCGGACTTCATCCAGACCGATGGCAGACCAACGCTCGATGTTCTTCCGCTTCTCTTCGTCATCGATAAACTGGTTATCAAGGAAGCGAAACGAAAACCGTTTGATGATCGGGTTGGGCTCGCCGGCCTCGGCCGCTTTGTCGGCTCGCTCGCACAGCCCCAGCAAGGCGTCGTTCTTCGAGTGGGGCATTGCAGACCAGATGAATCGCCCCTTGCGATCCGCGAGGCGGGCCTGCATCTCGCCTATCCACGCCTCGTTACTAACGTCCTCGTCCAGCCAGATAAGATCGGCCGGGAAGCCCTGTGGCGGCTCACCCTCAGACGAGAAGCACCAGATCGACCAGCCGTTGACCAGTTCGATTTTGTTGAGGTAGCCGGCGTTCTTCAGCACCCAGCTGGTGTCCTTGACCATCCGCGGCGGGATCAATGGCGGAGCCGGCTTCGTCTCTTCCCGGGACTCGCCTCGCCTGGATGCGCGCCACTCCCCCGTCTCCTTGTCGCGAATGATCCGGAACGCATTGGCCTTGAGCAGGAGCGGAAAAATTACAAGACCGATGTGGGGCCAGTTTCGGCCTACGATGCCGATGGTGCCGCCTTCCCGGGGGTACTTGCCGTATGGGTCGCACCCCATGGCGGCGCGAGCCACCTCCACGCCCACAGCAAGCGTCTTCCCGCCGCGGTTGCCGCCCAGCACGATCCGCTCGGACGCCAGGCAGGAGTGGAACTCGTCCTGGTGCGGCATGGGCCGGTACAGACGCAGGCTCTCTAGGCGCCGCTCGGCAAGCTCCGCCTGTACGGCCTTCAGCTGCTGGATGGCATGCTGCGTCGGGGGAGGCGGAGCGGCGTTGTCAGGCCGGGGCGGCAGCGGGGGCAGATCGATCTTCGGGTGCCTTCGCATGTTCGCCACACTCCCAGAACTCAAACGTCATGGGGAACCGATAGGACGGCGCTTTGTCCTCCGGGAGCAGCGGGGCCGGCGTCGGCGGAAACCTCCGGCACTCCCCCCGATCCTGCTGCGTCCTCTGAAACCAACGGCAATTCCGGCAGGCGGGGGACTGCATGGCGATCTTTCTCCATCGAGTTTCGCATCTGGATCGCAGCGGCGAGAACGTCGCGCCGATACTGCGCCTCCAACTCCTCTTCGGTCATCAACTCCAGCGGCTTCTTGGATCCGCCCATGGCAGTGTTGCCGACGATCAGCCGCACCACCGTCTCCAGCTGCTTGGTGCGGAACGCCCCACCCACGGGCGATTCGTAGTACTGCTTCATGAAGGCGTTGCCGAAGCCTTCGACGCCACCGAAGTAGCGCATCAGCACCTCAAGTAGCTCGGACGAATGCGGGATGGTTTGCCCGCCGACACGGGACGCAGCCAGGAACAAGTCCACCGCGCCGCGCTCGATCTCCGTGAGCTTCTTGTTCCGCAGCTTCTGCCGGCCCCGCTTCTCCTCCTTGTTGCGACACGCCCGGCACTTGGTGTGAAAGCCGTCCCGGGACTTGTGCCAGAACTGCGGCGTTAGCTCATACGTGACGCCGCACTGAGTGCAAGCGCGCGAGTCGCTCATGGCAGCTTCACCGGGGTCACAGTCCATTTGTGCTTCGGCCGGAGGTCGATGAGCTTGACCCCAGGCTCGACACCGGCAGCCCACTCCTCGCGAAGCTTGGCGCTGACGCCGCTGGCACTGATCACCACAGGCTTGCCGACACACTTCGGCTTCCAGTGACCAGCCCAGGCGTCCCAGTTGCAGAACACCGGGTTGTAGCCCAGACGCTGGGTGCCGATGAGCGACAGGTCGCGCGTCATCGTCACATCTTCGGTCGAAGCCTTGTGGGCCGCGTACCGATCAGACCATTCGTAGTAGAACCAAGGCTTGTCCGCGTCCGTCTTCGGCTCGGTGAGTTCAAAGGCCCGCATGTCATACATGATCAGGCCGGTCGGCAGCGCGGCACACTCCTGGATGCCAGCCATCTTGGCGGCGGTGTGGCGGTCATACATCTCCAGCTGGAAGTCGGCGTTGGCGTTGTCCGACTGCTGGTTCTGCCAGCGGAACACGTAGACGTTCTCGGTCGGCGGCGGGCCGCAGTAGGGCGCCCCGATCACCACCGGCCCCTTGGGGAAGTGTTCGATCAGGAAGTCGAGCGACGAGTCGAAGAACGGCTTGGCGCCTTCCTCCCCGCCGCAGACATCCGGCTTCATGTCGGAATCGACCATCACCAGCACATCGACACCAATCTCCCGGGCCATGAGAACGGCGCGGTTGCGGGTCATCGTGATCGGTGTGTCGGACAGATTCCACATGCGGGTGTCTGCCACCCGGGGGTCGCGCGAGAGCTTGGCGACCAGGGGCGTCATCCACTCGCGGATGTCCGG